CACTTCCGATGAAGACAACGTAAGACGAAAAAACTTGAGTCAAGTCGGCTCAGGTTTCGGAAGTCTTTCGACCCCAGGGGGAGGTACCCTCGGCCCCGGCCGAAGCCCACCCCGGTGTCAAAGGGCTGAATATCCCCCCGCGATTTTTCGGAAGGAGCCATGGTGAAGCCTCCCCTGCCCGGCGACATCAAGTGGGGCGACCGCACCGCCGCATGGTGGGACGCGCTCGACACGGTGCCCGGCGTGGACACGTGGAGCGCCGCCGACTGGGGCTTCGCGCTCGACACGGCGCTCGTCCATCGCGCCGTCTGGGTGGACGGCGACCTATCCCAGCTGAAGGAGCTGAGAATGCGCGAGCAGGCCCTGGGAATCACGCCCGCCGCACGCAAAGCCACGCCGACCACCGAGGCGGTGATTGAGAAAGTAACGGAAACGCCGCTTCAGCGCATCACGGAGCGCCGGATTGAAAGGAGGAGCGTTGAAGGCAAACCAACAGCCGACGTTTCGACTACTCCCGCCCGGCGCGGGTCCCGCCGGCGCGGCTGACGGCTCGGACTGCGTCGCCCTGGCGAAGGCCTACGGGCTGACGCTCGACCCGTGGCAGGCGGGCGTGGTGACGGACTGGCTCCGTACCGACGCCGCCGGCCGTCTGCTCGCCACAGATGCGGTCGTGGTACTACCCAGGCAGAACGGCAAGAACGCTCTCGTTGAGGCGGTGGAGCTCTTCAAGACCGCCGTGCAGGGCCGACGCGTCCTGCATACCGCGCACGAAGTCAAGACGGCGCGACGCCACTTCCTTCGCATGCAAGACTACTTCGACAACGACTCCTACCCCGAGCTGAAGGCCGCCGTCAAGACGGTACGACAAACCAACGGGCAGGAGGCCATCATCCTCCGCAACGGCGGCAGCATCGAATTTATCGCCCGAAGCAAAAGCTCCGGCCGAGGCTTCACCTGCGACGACATCATACTCGATGAGGCGCAGGAGCTGACGGACGAGCAGCTGGAGGCGCTACGCCCCGTCATCTCCGCGGCCCCATCCGGCGACCCGCAGACCGTCTTCATGGGGACGCCGACGCCTCCCACCAGCCCCGGCACCGTGCTTGTCCGCATGTACAAGGCCGCGCACAGCGAGAATCCGCCCAAGCGCCTCGCATGGCTCGAGTGGGCGGTGGACTCCGTGGGCGAACCCATGGACCGACGCCGCTGGCGTCGCGTCAATCCGGCCATCGGCGTCCGCCTGCGCGAGGAGACCATCGAGGCCGAGGCCGCCAGCTTCTCCCCCGAGAGCTTCGCACGTGAACGCCTCGGCTGGTGGGACGTTCATACGGACAGTGATACGGACTTCCCCACCGCCGACTGGGCGCAATGCGCGTCCGACAATCCGCCGACCGAGGGCTACGCCGCCTACGCCGTTAAGTACGGCTTCGACGGCTCGCACGTCTCCCTCGCCGCCTGCCTGCGCCCTGACGACACGGATAAGGCGCCGCACGTCGAGCTGATCGATTACCACCCGACGAAGGCCGGTGCCGGTTGGCTCGTGGACTTCCTGACCGGCGAGGACCCCGCCCACGGCGGGCCGCGCTGGAAGGCAAGCCTTGGCATCACCATCGACGGCCGCGCGGGTTCGCCTGTGCTCGTACAAGCCCTGCTTGACGCAGGCGTCTACCAGCGCGTCATACGCACTCCCAATGCGGCCAGTATGGGCGAGGCCTGCGCCCGGTTCGAGCAGGCCATCCAACAGCATGAATTGACCCAATTCTCCCAGCCCATCGTGGACACCGCCACGGCCTACGCCAAACACCGTCCAATCGGACGGAGCGGCCTGTTCGGATACGAGCCGAGCCGCGAGGCCATCGACACGGACCCCATCGAAGCGCTGGCGCTCGCCTACGGGCTCGCCAAGACGAGCAAACGTCAACCGGGAAGGAAGCAGAAGGCATGGCACTAGAAACCGCACCGACGGCCGAGCAGATGGCCGCGTACATCAAGGCCGTCGATGCGACCGCCAAGGAGCTCTGCGCACGGCTGGACGAAGCGATTGACACCGTGTCAAGAATGCGCTCCATATGGAAGGACTACATCCAATGACCGAAAGCTTCTTCACCGCCGCACGCGGCTCCGCGCTCCAGACCGGCTCCATCGCCGTCCCGCGCGACCCGCTGATCGAGCCGGAGGATTCCGCTGCCATCGCCAGGCTCGTCTCTGTCTGGCGTGACCACTACCCCCGCAATCTTATCCGCATGGGCTTCTACATGGCCCACAACGGGCTCAAAGACTTCGGCATTTCCATCCCCCGCTCCATCGCCACGCGCGTCACCAGCTGCATCGGATGGCCTGCCAAGGCCGTGCGTTCGCTCGCTGACTTGTCCGTGTTTGACGGCGTGAATACGGGGCTGGATGATGCGTATGGCGTCTCCGGCCTTGCCGCCCAGCTTGAGGATACGCTGGCCGTGGATGAGGCCATCGTAAGCGCGTACATCTATGGATGCTCATTCATCACGCTGACCGCGGACGACTCAGGCAATCCCATCTTCACGCCGCGTTCCGCCGAGCTGAGCGCCGCCACATGGGATGGCGTCCATAACAGGCTGTCCGGCGCGCTGACCATCACGGACGCCACCAACGACGGCGAGATCACTGGTTATAGCGTCTTCCTCCCCTACCGCTCCTATGAGCTCGTCAAGCAGGGCAACCGCTGGGTCGTCGGGCGCATGGATACGAATTGGCCGAGCCCGACCGTTGTCCCGTTCGTCTCCGACCCGCAGCTGAGCCGCCCGCTTGGCTGCTCGCGTATCACACCCGTCGTCATGAGCGCCACAGACAGCGCCTTCCGCACCATGGTGCGCATGGAGGCTTCCGCGGAGTTCTACTCGGTTCCGAAGCTGTGGTTCCTCGGAGCCGATAGGGCCGCGTTCGACGAAAACACCTGGAACAACCTTATCAGCGCCATCAACGGCATCGGCGCGGACGAGGAGACCGGTGAGAAGCCCACGATGCAGCAGGTCCAGCAGGCCAGCATGGACCCGCACTCGACCATGTTGAAAACCATTGCCATGCTCGTCGCCTCTGACACGGATTTGCCCGTGGACTCCCTCGGCATCACACTCACCAATCCAACCTCCGCCGAAGCCATGGCCGCCGCCGAGCGCCGCCTCACCCGCCGCGCCGACCGGCAGAATCGCCTATTTGGCGCACGTATCGAAGAGCTCCTGCGCATGGCCGTATGCCTCCGCGATGGCCTGACCGCACCGCCCGCCGACCTCGATGTCAAGACGCAATGGATGCCCACACGCGAAATCAGCGACGCGGCCCGCGCCGATGCTTACGTCAAAGTCGCCGGCGTCAATCCAGTCTACGCGACCTCAGCCGTCGGCTTGCGCCGACTCGGCCTGACCGGCGCGGAAATCGAGGCACTCAAGGCCGACATGAATAAGCGGGCCGGAAGCGACCTGCTGGCCGCACTGGTAGCGAAGGGCACGTCCGATGGCGACTCCGGCGATAACGCGCAGTGACGTAGACACGCTGTCAAAGGCCCAGCAGGCCGTGATAGCCGAGGCGAAGCGCGAGCTGGGCAAGGCATGGGCCGAAACGGAGGGCATGGACCCCGCCCAGCGTCGTGACGCCTTAATTGATCTCGTCCAGGCCATTATCCACAAATACGGGCTTGGTGATTCCCAGGCGGCCGCGACATGGTATGAGATCGTCCGCTCCCGTTGGTTCGACGACTCGTTCGAAGTCGAGCCATGGGAGCAGGACCCCAACGCCGACGCCCGCCTCGTGCGGGCCATCCGCGCCAAGGCCAACATGATCTTTCCTGAGGACCCGGGCTATAACCCCGAGGCGTATCTGACCTACTTGAACGGCCTTGTCGATAGAAACGTGCACGCCCACGGACAGCTCACCGTGGCGCACAACGTCAAGCGCGACCGCCGCAGCGTTCGATACGCCCGCGTCCCCAGCGGCGGCGAGACGTGCCAGTTCTGCTTCATGCTCTGTTCGCGCGGCTACGTCTACCGCTCCGCCGACTCGGGCAGCTTCCACGCCCACGCCAACGACCGATGCGAATTGGTCCCGCAGTTCAAGGCGGGGACCGTCAAGGTCAAGGGCTACGACCCGGACCGCATGGCCGCGCTGTGGACCGAGGCTTCCGATGCCGTCGGCTCATACGCTGGCGACGCCAGCGGCAAGCTCAACAAGACGTTCGCCGTCCTCCGCGCCCAGCACCCCAAGCTTTTCACCGGGGCCGACGGACACATCCATTAACAATTCTTTGGCCCACAAGGGCCGATAGGAGCCCGCACGGGCCGAAACACCTACTGCCCCGCACGGGGCGAAAGGGGGCCGATTATGGCCGAAGCAAACACCAACGAGCCGTCCGGCGAGGGGGCTGCACAGACCCCGGACTGGGAAGCCAAGTACAACGAGGCCGTCGGGCACTCGCGTACATGGGAGGCCCGTTCCAAGGAGAATTACGCGCAGGTCCAAGCCCTGTCCGCCGAGCTCGAAAAGCTCAAAGCCGCCAAGCCGGACGAGGCTGTCGCCGCCGCCACCAAGCGCGCGGAGGAGGCCGAAGCTCAGCTCGCGTCATACAAGCATGAAGCGGAAATCACGGGCTGGAAGGCCGCCGCCGCGAAGGAGGCCGGCGTCCCCGCCGAGCTCCTGACCGGCGAGACGGAGGATGCCATCAGGGCGTCCGCCAAGGCCCTGTCCGACTGGGCAAGCAAGCGCCCGGCCGCACCTCGATTCTCTAATCCGGCCGGCACCCCGGCAACCCACACCAAGGCCGCCGATCCGGCGGCGGAAGCGATCCGCAGCGCACTGTTCGGACCGCGTAACTAAGCCCCAAGGAGGCACAATAAATGGCAACCCTTGACACCATCAAGGTCACCCTCCCCACCACCGTCACCACAGCCGTCGCGTCCCGACTGCATGACGATTCCGTCATCGCGGCGTTCTCCCCGGCCGACTCGCTGACCGGCTACCACAACGACACCTACAACTACTTCACAGGCGGAGCCCGCGCGGAAGTCGTAGGTGAGTCCAAGGCGAAGAAGACTCACGACGTCAACACCAAGCCCATCAACGGCAAGCTGGTGAAGGTCCATACGACCACCCGCGTGACCGACGAGCTGAATTGGGCCGACGCGGACGACCAGCTGGCCATCATCAAGGCCATTCAGGCCGACCAGGTGGCCGCGGCCGCCGAGGCGCTGGATTACGTCATCCTGCATGCCGTCAACCCGCTCGACGGCTCCGCCCTGGCTGATTACACCGCCTTGACCAAGGGCGCGACTGCCGTCACCTCCACCGGCAAGGCCGTGGATGACATCGACGCGATCGTGGATGCGCTCGCGGACTACGATGTCAGCGGCATCGGCCTGAGCCGCAAGTTCGCCGGCGACCTGCGCAAGGCCCGCTCCACGGATGGCGCCCGCCTCTACCCGGAGATTCCGCTGAGCCTGAATGCGGGCTCCCTCGAGGGTGTCCCGGCCGTCACCAGTTCTAACGTGAACGGCAAGCTCGCCACCACGGCGACCAAGGTGTTGGCCATCGCCGGCGACTGGGCGACGATCCGCTGGCGCATCGCCCGCCCGCTGACCGCCTCCATCATCGCCTACGGCGACCCGGATGGCACGGGCGACCTCCAGCGCTACGGCCAGGTGGCCTACAGGACTGAACTCGTCTTCTCCTACGCCGTGCTCGACCCGAAGCGTCTGGCCGTCCTATCCGAAGCGCCAGGCAAGTGATAGGAGTCCGTCATGGCAAATGAGCTACCTATGCCGTTCGCCACGACGGACGACATTGAAGCCCGCTGGCATACTCCCCTGACTCAGGAGGAGCGACGGCGGGCCTACGCCGCGCTGGACGACACCACGGCGCTGATAACGGACGAATGCACGCGGGCGGGCATTGACATAGCGTCAATCCCCACGGCGACGCTCAGGGCCATCACCTGCGCCGCCGTCATCCGCAAGCTGACCACGGACGACGACCATCTGGGTGTCACCAATAGCCAGCAGACGGCGGGCGGTTTCAGCGAGAGCTTTACGTACAGCAACCCCATGGGCGACCTCTACCTCACGTCCGCCGAGCGCAAGCGCCTCGGCCTGCGACGCCAGCGCGCGTTCGCGGCCGACACGGACGCGGCCTCGCGGCCGACCGTGTACTGGAGGCGGCCATGAGAGGCGAGATGGTCATAGTGCTGGCACGCACGCAAACGGGCGTGGACGAAGGCAATAACCCCGTCTGGAAGCCGGCTCGCATCCCCGTGGACAACGTCTTGGTCGGCCCGCCCAGCGGGACCAACGCGGGCGATACGCGCCCCGACGGCCAGACCGTCTCGGCAACGCTATGTTTCCCCCGCTCCTACTCCGGCCCGCCACTGCGCAACCTCGACATCGAAGTGCGCGGCGCCGTCTTTCACGTCGTCGGCGACCCGATGCCCGTGGACGGCGGCATGAAGCCGACCGCATGGAACCTCGCCGTGGACGTCGTGCGATCGGAGGGCTGAATGGCTCGCATCGAGTTCAACGAATCGGCCATCAAGGAGCTGTTGTCCGGCTCGGCCACCCGAGCCGACATCCAACGCCGCATAGATGCCGTCCGGCAGACCGCCGCTGGCATGTACGGCGCATCCAACTACAAGGGCGACGTCATCACCACCGACCGCGCCCACGGGGCCGTCTGGGTGGGTGATACCTACGCCGCCCGCTCCTGTGCGAAGCACAACACCTTGCTCAAGGCGCTCGACGCCGGAAAGGGCTGATATGGAAACGCTTCCATTCGAGTGCGAGCTCGTCCAATGGCTCAACGAGCAGGGCGAGCTTGGCTGTCCGTGCTACACGCTGGTGCCCGCCGACCGCCCCAAGCGCTTCATTACCGTCGAGCGCACCGGAGGCTCCTGCGGTGCGCTCCTCGACCGTCCAAGCCTGGCAATCCAATGCTGGGCACCCACGCCCGTCGAGGCCGCCCGCCTGGCCGACACGCTGACCTGCGTGGTGCTCCCAAGTGTCTACGACCTGCCCGACGTGGGCAGCTTCTCTGTGGACTCGCTCTACGCCTATCCGTTGGACGAGTCCACGCCACGGTACCAACTCACGGCCACGGCCGTGGTCCATAAAGCCTATAGCAGGGCTTTCGTCTCCAAGGAGGCATAATGTCTGCACCAGATTCGTCTAAAGTTTCCAACGCCAAGCCGAAGGGCGAAGGCGGCCGGTACGCCGGCGGCCTGTACTTCGGCAACAAGGACACCGCGGAGATCCCGACCGACGCGACCTCCGCCCTTGGCGACACCCTCACCAGTGCCGGTTACCTCTCCGACGACGGCATCAAAAACAAACGCGATCGCAAGACCGAGGATGTCACCGCCTTCGGCGGTGACACCGTGCTGTCCGTCACCACCAGCCTGACCGAGACTTTCGAGCTCGGCCTGCTGGAGACCACCAAGGACACGCTCGCCATCGTGTACGGCGACGACAATGTGACCGAGACCGACGAGGCCATCACTGTCAAGCACAACGCGAAGGACACCCCCCGCAAGGTGTATGTGTTCGAGCTGGCCATGACAGGCAACCGCGTCAAGCGTATTGTCATCCCAGATGGCCAGGTTTCCGACGTGGACGATGTGGAATACAAGGATGGCGAGGCTATCACCTACTCCCCGACCATCACCGCCTTCCCCGACGACCAAGGCAATACGGCCTACGAGTACATCGCCAAAGTCGTCTCCTAGATGGCCTGACAGCCTACTGGCAAACTGACTAGGCCAGTATCCCAAAGCCCCTTAGAGAGCCGTTTAAACGGCTCTCAGGGACATTTAAACGCTTCCCCGTCCAGCCCCTATCGCGTCCGGCTGGCACGGGGATTTTCCATATAAGGACGCGGGACAAGGACGCGATATGACCATCATCCTCAATGACTTCAAGCCCACCGACGGCCGAATCAACGTCGTATTCCCCGACGGGTTTAGAACCACCCTGCCGAACGCGCAGACGCTGACCCTGGGGCAGCTCCGCGCACTGACCGAGGGTAACTTCGACTCCCTGTACGCCATCGCACCAAAGAAGGCGCACGCCCACCTCGACGCCCTGTACGCCCCGCAGCTAACTCAGCTCGTTGAGGGCTGGATCAAGGAAAGCGGCACGACCCCAAAAGAGTAGCTGCCGTCGTATGGCTGGCGGAGGAGCACCCCGACGCGCTGACCGCCGAACTCCTCCACTACGGCCTGCATCTGACCGGCCCCTACCGCAACTGCACGGTTGACGAGGCCTACGCTGTCGCCGTCAGCACCGCCCCCGGCTCCCCGCTGGCCGCGGCCCTCGACCCGGCGGCCGCATGGCCGACGTCGTCGTATCTTCTGTCCTCCATCGAGTACAGCCTCCGCTGGCTGTGCTGGACGAAGACGAAGGACGGGGCCAAGGACCGTAATAGGCCAACCCCGCTGGCAACTCCCGCCACCACCAGCCAAGAAAAGCGGGCGGAGCACCCGGGCATGTCCAAGGACGAATTGGCCGAGTATCTGGCCATGCCGCGCGTCGAATTGCAAGCCGTCACGCACTCGGCCAATCCATAGCCCGCCGAACAGAAGGCGCTTTTTGGTCATAAAGGCAGAAAATGGCTAATTTGGCAACCCTATGGGTGAACATTGTCCCCACTGTGAAAGGACTCAAGTCCGCCGTCGCCGACGGACTGAAAGGCGCGGACACTGACGCCGCCGCGTCGGGCTCCCTCATGGGCGGCAAGCTCAAGGCTGCATTCACCAAGGTTGTCGCCGGAATCGGCGCGGCCGCCGTCGGCAAGAAAATCCTCGACCTCGGCCAAAGCGCATTCCAGGCCTACTCCGACTTCGAGCAGCTGTCGGGCGGCGTCGCCAAGCTCTACGGCAACATGGGCATGAGCGTCGAGCAGTACGCCGCCCAACAGAACAAGAGCATTTCCGACGTCACTGCCGCGTGGCAGCGCAACGAGTCCGCGCAGTCCACCGTCATAGCCAACGCCCAGCAGGCGTTCAAAACCTGTGGCATGTCGGCCAATGCCTATATGGAGCAGGCCACGTCCTTCTCCGCCGCGCTAATCAACAGCTTGGGCGGTGATACTCAGAAGGCCGCCGACATGACCGACGTTGCCATGCGCGCCATGAGCGACAACATCAACACGTTCGGCTCGTCGGCCGAGGACGTCTCCAACGCCTTCAACGGTTTCGCCAAGCAGAACTACACGATGCTGGACAACTTGAAGCTCGGCTACGGCGGCACCAAGGAGGAGATGCAGCGCCTTATCGACGACGCGAACGAGTGGGGCAAGGCGAACGGCGAGGCGAGCAACCTTTCGATCGACAGCTTCGCCGACGTCGTGCAGGCAGTCCAGCAGATCCAAGAAAAGCAACAGATAGCTGGTACCACGTCCCGTGAGGCGGCGACGACCATTGAGGGCTCCATGAACTCCGCCAAGGCGGCGTGGACCAACCTCCTGACCGAGCTGGGTGAGTCGGACGGAAACGTCAAAGCCGCCGTCCAACAGCTCTTCGACGCGGGCGTGCAGGTGCTCAAGAACGCACTGCCCCGCGTCGGGCAAATCGTCTCCGGCGCACTGGCCGCCGTGGGATTGGACGGGGCCGCCCAGCTGGCCGAAAACATCACCAGCCACTTCGACGCCATATACAACCGCGCGAAACAGGTTTTTGACGGAGTGTCAAACCTCGTCTCGTCCGTAGCCATTTCGGCCGGCATGAAACAGCTGTCCGACGCCTTCGGCACGCTGTGGAACGCCCTCCAACAGCTCGCGGGCACGGCGCAGGGCGTCCTCTCCCCCATCGTCGACAACGTCAAGACGCTCGCCGAAAAGGCCGGCCTTATCAACGGCACCGGCATCCAGGGCCTGGCGACCACCATCTCCGGCTCGCTGGCAGGCGCGGCGAATGTCGTCAAAACTGTGGCGGACGCCCTCAAGGCCATCGCCGACTGGGCCACACAGCATGCGGCCGGCGTCCAGTCGGCCCTCGTCGGCGTCGGCGTCGGCCTGGCCGTATTCAAGGTAGGCTCGATAATCACGGCCGTCGTATCTGGACTGCAAGGCTTCAGCCTCGCCGCACAGGCGGCGGCCGTGGCACAAGGCATCCTGAACGCCGTCATGGCCGCCAATCCGTTTGTGCTGATAGCCACGCTCATCGCGGGCGTGGTGGCCGCGTTGGTCTACTTCTTCACCCAGACGGACCAGGGCAAGGCCGCATGGCAGTCCTTCTGCTCCACGCTCAGCAACGCATGGAATAGCGTATGCACCTGGTTCAACAACACGCTCAACAGCATCAGGCAGTGGTTCAGTAACGCTGGCAATAACATCAAGAACGCGTGGAACGGGGTGGTCGGCTGGTTTACAAGCGTGCCCAGCCGAATCGCCGGAGCGTTCAATGGTATAGCCGGAGCCATCGGCGGCAAATTTGCCCGAGTCCGCTCCTGCGTGCTCGGTTTCTTCAGTGGGGCGGGCAACTGGCTTCACAGCGCCGGTTCCGCCATCATAAACGGCTTCCTCAACGGTTTGAAAGCCGTATGGGGCAAGGTCACCGGTTTCGTCGGCGGTATTGCCGGGTGGATTAAGGAACACAAGGGTCCTATCAGCTACGACCGCGTGCTCCTGACCCCCGCCGGTGAGGCCATCATGACAGGCTTCGCCCAAGGACTGACCGCCTCCTTCGGCGACGTCCGGGACGTCGTCGAGCAGGCGAACTCATACATGAACCACGCCTTCGACGACGTGGCCCCGTCCGCCGACCTGACGGCCGACTGGAGCAAGACCGGGCGGGCCAACCTCGTCTCGACCATGAGCGCGACGCTGGCCACACCGGACAAGAACGCGCCCCGCATGCTGACCGCCGACGAGATCGAGCAGGCCGTCGCACGCGCCATCCGAACAATGCCGAACCCGAGCATCGTCATGGACACGGGCGTGGTGGCGGGCGCCGTCAACCGGAAGCTCGGAACGAACATGAACAGGGGGCTGTAAGCAATGACTTGCACAGCACTAGAGCACGCGCTCGCCGCCGATAAGAGCGACGTCTGCCTCGACGAGGAATGGGCATACTGGAGGCCGAACGAATATGTCGTTTTCGACGGCACGCCCACCAGCCTGCACGAGATGGGACTGGTCGTCACGTCCGACGGCTGGACCATCGGAAAGGCCGAACCGGACACGCGGTATACTGACGTGCCCGGCCGCGCGGGCTCCGTGGACACGTCCGTCGAGCACCTCATGGACTTGGACGGCTTTGGCGGAGCGCCATACGCCAAGCGCCGAACCATCGAAATCAACGTGGCCGCGCTCGGCGACCCGCTCCAGATCCACGAGGCCATGCTACGGCTCGCCAAGCGCTCCGGCACCACCGTCTGCGTCTCCGGCCTGCTCGAGGACCACGCCCTATACTTCGACGGGCGCATGAGCCTATCCGAATGGGCACCTGTCCACGCGGCGGGCGGTGTGCTCGTGGCCGCCAAGGCGAAAATCTCCATCAACGCCGACCCCTACGCCTACGGCCCCCAGCGCATCGTCAAGCTGGCCGAGGGGGAGAATGACATAGCCGTCGAGGGCACGGCGCCGACGCGCCCGTATGTTCATCTGACCCGCAAGGCGGGTAGTACCGCGGCGGGAGTCGTCACCCACTGGAATACGAGCACGCACATGAAGCCCGCCCTCGCGCCGGACAGTAACACGCTCGGCTGGGACTTCGACTGCGGCGCGCCATCGCTGAACCGGCAGACCGACAGGGATGAAGACCTGACCGAAACGCCCATCAGCATGGCCAGCCGCTGGCTCGAACTGCCCGGCGGCCCGAACCGGCTCGACCTGTCCAGCACAGACGGAGGCTGGCTGGGCTACCGCCCCGCCTACCGCATCTAAGGAGCGCCATGACTGAGACAACGTTTATGCGAACCGACGCGGCCGGACATCCGCTTGTCTTCGAGCCGCGCCTCATCAAGGCCGAACAGACCGAGGCCATCGACGGGGCCTTCACCCTCGAACTGACCGCGCTTGGCGCCGTTGATGTCACCAAGTACGACCACCTGCTCTACATGGACGACGGGGGGCGCCGGCGCGATGCCGTCATCGTCTCGCCGGAAATCACACATGACTCCAGCGGCATCCGCACTTCCATCGTCTGCCATGACGCCATCGCCACGAACGGCACCCAGCTCATGCTGTACGACATGAGATGCCGCGGCCTGACCGCCCAGCAATGCCTGGAGAAGGCGCTGGCGAAGGGCGACGCGGCCAACTCCGTTTACACGGCCGACAGCACCGCCGACGCGGCCGCCGTCAAGAACGTCACCATCGGCTACTACCACCAGAGCGAATGGGCGAGCGTGACGGCGCTGAGCACACAGACAGGGCTTGAAGTCCAGCGCTCATACGAATTCACCAGCACCAACGGCATCATCCGCGCCATTGGCCACGTCGGCCTGTACAAGGCCGTCGGACGGGCGACCATCCCCGAAGCGGACGCGACCACCACCATCCGCCGATTCGACTACGGCTACGACTTAGCCAATGTCTCGCGCACCATCACCGCCGACACCATCGCCACTTGCATGTATGGCTTTGGCAAAAGCCTCGAAACCGACGCGGGCGGATATTCACGCAAGCTGACCTTCGAGGCCATCAACGGCGGAAAGCCATACGTCAAGGCGGACGCGGCCACGCTCGCCGCATGGGGCATCGCCACCGCGAACGGCGGAACGCACACACGCGACGCAGTCTACGAGAATGCCGACTGCGCCGACCCCAGCCAGCTCCTACGCGAGACGAAGGCCGCGCTCGCGGCCGCCATCGCGCCGAAAGTGTCTTATACCGTCGAACCGGCGGCGCTCGGAGGCGGGCCGGTCTATCTGGGCGAAACAGTGCAAGTCGTCGATCACCAGCTGGGGCTGGCCGCCGAAGCGCGTGTCTCCAAGCGTGTGACCGACTTGCTGTCCTGCCGGAGCACTATCACCCTCGGTGTCACCACGAACAGCCTGACCGCCACCGCGCAAAGCTCCAGCTCCATGGCCGCAAGCACGGCAGGCATGGCCGTGGAGCTCGCGCAGAGCACCGCCGCCACGCAAAGCGACATCGCGCCGACCGTCTCCCGCGTGACCGCCGGGGCGGACGGCTGGGATAAGGGCGCGGCGCTCGCGGGAGTCATCACGCTCGACAACGGGCTCCCCGAAATAGTTTACGACGGCAAGAAATACTCATTCGACCCGGCGACGGGCACATTCAAGGAGGCATAATGACCGCATCCCTCGACGACGCATATCGCCTAATCACCATCGACATCAAGGCCGCCAATGACCCCATGCCCGCCATCCGGCTGGCTGGAGGCGACATCGCCGGCCGCGTCATCAAGGTCACCGGCTGGCCGAGCGGGTACACGGCGCGCCTCGCCTACAACCCAGCCCCGGACGGCAGTGCTTCCGGCGGGCACATCGAATCAGCCCAGACAGGCATCGACTCGGCCAACTACGGCTACGCCTACTTCGAGCTGCCGCGCGGCATCTTCAAGAGCACGCACGCCGTGCTCGCCTTCGAGCTGCTCGACGGGGAAGACACCGTCATCAGCTCCCGCCGCATCCCCGTCATCGTCGAGCCGCCCGTGGTGAACGCCGACGGCGGCGAGGCGTACGACGGGCTGAGCGACCTACACAATGCGGTGACCATTGCCAAGGACGCGGCCAGCAAGGCGACTACCGCCGAGAGCACGTTCAATCAGGCCGTGCGCGACGGCAAGGCCACTATGAACGAGGCCATCAGCGACTTCAACACGAAGGGCGACCAGGCCATCGAGGCCGGCACGGCGCGCGTCACGGCGCTCATTGACGGCGCGTCAATCGACGCCACCAGCCATGAGGCGACGCCCGCGTCCCCGCCGTCCGTCACCAAGAACGGCACCGGCACGCAGGCCACCTTCGACTTCGGCCTCCCCCGCGCCCCGCATGTGGACGCGACCACCGAGTCGACCGACGCGAACGCGGCGACCGTCAGCGCATCCACCGACGGCGCCGGTGACGTGACGCTGAACTTCACGCTCCCTCGTGCCCGCAATATCTCTGCGACCGCCACGGCTGGAACCGAAGCCGCCGTCTCGCAGACGGCCGATGCGAACGGCGACGTCACGCTGGCTTTCACCCTCCCGCGAGGCGAAAAAGGCGAAAAGGGCGACACTGGCCCGCAGGGGCCGGCTGGCGGCCCCAAGGGGGACAAGGGTGATAAGGGTGATAAGGGAGACCCCGGCGAGAGCACGCCGATCGCCACGGTGGAAATAGCAGGCAAGGTTAGGCCTGGCAATGGCTTAAGCGTGGACGCCTTCGGCACGCTTACGAACCTGCTTGCATCCGGTAAGCACATCTATCAGGGCTCCTACCAGGCAAGCGTCGGGACGAAAAATGGCTACAAAAGCGAGCTGACCCCACAGCCAACTGCCGATGACCCACTAAGAATCGGCGATCTCCTCGTACTGCCCGACAAACGCATCGGGGTCGTCAACTACGTCAACACGGACAACGAAAAAGCGTACTACAGCATTGGCGGATACTGGAGCCTTGGCGGCAGTGCGATTCCGATAAGGCTGACGCGCATCACACTACAAGACACCTCAGAAGACTCGACAACACTCCAGTGCGATGTTTTTCCAATCGGCGCGGGGACCATCGACATCAACGGCTTCGGCAACGTATTCTCGCCGGCCGTGGCGGCCGTCGAGAAGGCTGGAATAAGCAAATACATGCCCAAGTACAGTTTCACGGTCGCCAGCTTCGAGCTCGATGCTGGTGGAACCAAAGAGTCTGACAGCCTAAGGGCATACTTGGAAGACTGTGATCGTGTTTATATAACCGGCGAAAACGAAGTTCAGGGCTGTAGCAGCTCGGTCAAATCCATCGAGTACGGCCAATACAAAGACTCGGTCGTCATCACACCGACCACGCCGCTCGTCTGCCATCCGTTCGGCGCCGCCACCTCGCCCCTGCTGATGATGCAGTTCTACTGCACCAATTTCCACGCCCAGGCGGCCGAAATCGAGAAGAGCGCGACGAGCCTCCAGGCGCTCGGCTATGACGAGCCGGCCATCACCGCCCGTCTTGCGGAGACCGGCTACGCCATCTCATTCGACGACGCTGGCAAGCCGACCGCGACGCCGACCGCCCAAGTCGACCCGCCGTCCACCGACGGCCCGACCATCGGCGGGCTGAGCTGATGGCCGCCGAATTGATCGCAACCGTGGCCGCCGCCGTCATTGGCTCGGGGGCGGCCCAGACCGCCGTCTCCTGGGCGCTCGGACGGGCGGGCGGCAGGGAGCAGGATCGCGTCGAGCGAGCCATTGAGTCCAGCCCGACCATCCGCGAGATTCAACTGGAGCTGGATCGCCAGACGCTTTTCGCCGAGCCGAAGAGCCGGGCCGAGCATGAGCACCAGCTCGATGTCGGCGCGGCTTACCTCAAGCTCGGCGGCAACGGCGCCGGGCACCTCCGGCTCGAGCAGCTCCAGCAGGACTACGAGCACCGGCTTCAAACCAACAACTGGACTTACTGAAAGGGGCTTTCAAAATGTCTCTTGTCCATATCTGTCTTACCCAGCACGACGCCACGACCGGCGCCGACACCGGCGTCTCCGGCGCCGTCCGCGCCGTGCCGACCAAGCGCTACAGCACCAACGACCGGCATATTGTCCTCCCATCCGCCCTCGAGGTGAGGCTCGACGAGGCCGGCGAGGCATGGCTCGAACTGACGCCGACCACGCCAGACTTCGCATGGCGAGTCTCCGAGCTTGTCCGCTATGGCGCCGTCCGCACCGTGCTCGTGCCCGACTCGAGCACCGTGCTCGAATACGCCGACCTGCAGGATGCCGAGGATACCGAGCGCCCCGACGACTCCTCGTATGCCAGTGCCGCCGCCAAGAGCGCCGAGCGGGCCGCCGAATCGGCTTCGGCCGCCCAGAAGGCTCTGACCGCCGCCGAAGCCATCGCCAAGACGCCTGGACCGCAAGGCCCCAAGGGTGAGAAGGGCGACGCCGGCGCGACCGGGCCTGTCGGCCCACAAGGCCCCAAGGGTGAGCAGGGTGAGGCTGGCCCTGCTGGACCGCAAGGCGAAAAGGGCGACGCTGGACCGGCCGGACCACGGGGCGAGAAAGGCGAGGCTGGACCGGCCGGGCCACAGGGCGAACCAGGACCACAGGGACCCAAGGGCGAGAAAGGCGACACCGGCCCGCAGGGGCCGCAGGGCAAGGCTGGACCGGCCGGACCGCAAGGGGCTGCCGGAAACGCCGGACAGCTGGCGACGGCCTCCACGCCGGGCGTCATTAAGCCGGGTGCGGGGCTGACCGTGACGTCGGACGGCACACTGAACGCAACCTCGAGTGGAGCGGACGACGTGTCTTTCGTTCTGGACACCGTTGTCGTAGATAACAGCGGTAGCTATACTCCGATAACCGCCTCCACAACCCCAAAAGAACAAGGATTCCTCCTTATAAGTAGAGTCTCCAATCCAGTAGAGAGTCTCTACCTCGACTGCGCCTCAACCGCAGCCACAAAACTTGCCGAACTGCTTGACGGGGCGTACATCACCTTGAACACGACGTCGTGTGAAATTAGCGCAACGGTCACATCTGGTAGCGACGTTCTGCTAACGCCACAAAAAAAACTTGACCTCTGGAACTATGGCGATATTAGCGTGGCGATTTTCCGTTTTTGGAACCTCTCCACCAAAACCACAACAGCGGCCGACATGAGCGAGCGTGCCGCGCAGATGGCTGCGCACGGTATTCCCCAGGACGAAATCGCCGACTACTGCGCCAAGCACGGCTACACTTACTCGCTTGACGACACAGGCGAGGCGACTGTCTCTCCGGCGCCCACCTCCGGCCCAACCGTCGATCCCGCCAATCCCGACGGTCCAACCGTCGAACCGGCCTAAAGATTTCCACCAAACAACCAGCCCCAGCCCCAACCGGCCGGGGCTTTTCCGTATGCAAGGAGGCTTCTATGAAGCGCTTTTGCAAAAGACTCCGCCGGTCCATGACGGCCGCGGCCGCCGCCGTGTGCACCATCGGCATGACGGCGGGCGTCGCCATGGCCGACATGAACGGGTATGACATCTCGGGCTATCAGTCCAGAGATATTCCCGCCACGGTGCCCGCCGATTTTGCCATCGTCAAGGCCACGCAGGGCATGTACTGGTCGAACGCGAACTACTACGCACAGCTCGCCAACGCCGACCGTACAGGCAAGGCGACAGGCGTCTACCACTTCGCCAACGGCGGGAACGCCACGGCGGAGGCGGACTTCTTTGTGAACGCCGTTTCCAGCCGTGTCGGCCGCTCCGTGCTCGCCCTCGACTGGGAGCAATGCCTCGCCTACGGGCGATACGGCTGCGCGACCGCCAATCCAAACTGGGGCAACCAGGCTTGGATTCAGACGTGGGTGACCCGCGTCCACGACCGAACCGCCGTCTGGCCCGTCGTTTACGTCCAGCGCTCGGCGGTATGGCAGGTGAACGCATTCGTGCGCCAGCGCTGCATGCTCTGGGTGGCGCAGTACGCCAATACGGCTCCGACTGGCTACCGGTCCAGCCCGTGGAACGGTGGCGCCAGCGGCGAGGGCATGACCCAGTACAGTTCGACCGGTTACATCAACGGCCGCGGCCCGCTCGACCTCAATCGCTTCTACGGCGATAGGAGCGCGTGGCAGAAAATCGCCTGTGGCGAACGTGCCGGCTGCTCGACTGGAACGGTGACGCCGCCCCGGACTGAAACGACCACGACCACCACTGATCTGAACGCGCTCGCAAGCGCCGTCATCCGCGGCGAATACGGCAACGGACAGGATCGGCGCACACGCCTCGGCGGCAATTACGACCGCGTCATGGCGATCGTCAACGCGCGCCTCGGCGGAGGATCCTACTCCGGTCCGACCACGGTCACGACGACCCGCACTTACGTGGTCCGCTCCGGCGACACCGTGAGCGACATCGCCGCCCGCACAGGCCTCCAGCCCGCATCAGCATGGCGCGTTCCGAGCGGCAATATCAACCGCATCTACGTCGGCCAGACGATCACCTACTACGGCACGACCGCCACCACGGCCGCATCCGGTTACTACGGCAGCTCCACTCATGTGGTGCGCGCCGGCGAATCGCTGTGGAGCATCTACGGTACCGGCTGGGCGAACGCCGCCAACCGCAACGGACTGCACGCTCCCTACACCATCTACCCGGGCCAGCGCCTGAGGTAAACCGCCTACACGCCCCAACCGCTCGGCGACATGCCGGGAGGCTGGGGCGTTTTTCTCGTTCCGGCGTCGAACGCGCGCCGTGCGCCGCATAGCAGTACTCGATCCATTCCCTATATATAAGGAGCAACCAATGGAAATTACCAGTGCAACCGCCCTCGCCAGCGCCATCGTCGCCCTCGCCGCCCCGGCCATCATCCAAGCCGTCAAGGGCTACATTCCGGCCCGCTACGTGGGCCTGACTTCCCTCGCCGCGTCCATCGTGCTTGGTGTGCTCGCCGTCGGCGCGACCGGAGGCTTCGCCCACACTGGATGGGGTGTGGCGCTTGCGGCCGTCGTCGGTGTCTCGCAGGCCGTCTACACGGCGATCAATGCCGCGCTTGGCGGGAGGCTGAGCAAGGAGAAGGCCGACGCCGAGACGGCCGCGGACGGCGAGTAACCGACATAGACCAAAGCCCCGCCACGCGCGGGGCTTTGGTCTTTTGCCCGCATAGAGGCTCCACGTAACAAACAATGAGGAAGGAGCCACCATGGCAATCCCAACTACGACCACTACTACTACGACCACTGGCGTCCCGCTGGCCGAACGTCTCGTGCTGACCGTGCCCGAGGCCGCCGAGCTGAGCGGCATCCCGCTTCGCAACCTGAAGGCGGCCCTGGCCGACGGAACGCTCCCGGCCT